CTCTTGGCATTTTCAATCCAAATATCATCATTGTTATCGTCCCAATACTTATCAACAATTACTTCTTTAATACCTGATTGAACTACTGCTCTTGCACAATCAGCGCATGGAATTCCGTTGGTATGCATTCTACATCCCTTGAGCGAAGTTCCCAAAAGAGTTGCATTATATACTGCGTTTCTTTCTGCGTGTTCAATCCAAAAGTACTTTTCTGGACGTTCTTGCCTTTCAGCAACATTGTCGTCTATTCCTCTTGGAAAACTGTTGTAGCCAACTGAACGTACCTCATTATCGGGGCCTACAACTACCGCTCCGATATGAGTTGACTTATCCTTGCTTTTCATTGCAACAAGGTAAGCCATATTCATATAGTAATCATCAAAATTCATTTCTTATCCCTCTTGTTTTTCTTAACAATTTTTTCATTTTCAGATTGTTCTATCTGTTCACGGAGGATTTGATTGCAAAGCTTATTGAGGGTAATATTTCTTTCGTGAGCCATTGTCATAAGACAAAGTAAATCATCAGTATCAATATCAAGAGGAACAGGAATTCCTTCTTCAAGAAATTCCTTATCTGTTTTAAACTCAATAGAATTCTTTTTAACTGAATATTCTATTCCCATTTGCTTTAACAAATCGGTAAAATATTCCACGCTCATTTGAACATTATCAGACTTAATCAAAACTTTTGACATAATAAACTCCTTTCAATGTTATACATCAATGATAACATTTTCAATCAAACTTGTCAAGGATTTAAATTTAGCACTTACTCCATCCACATGATTTGCAACCATAGCAACCGTTTTCATAAACGAGCTTTGCCCCACATTCAGGACAACTTTCACTTGACTTAGTTCCATCGGCTATGAACTTCTTCAAAGCTCTTGCTATACACTTAGCGAACCCAAACATTTCTCCTTCTACCTTATTCAACTGTTCAACTATAAACTGTAAAGGAACACCATGTCTTAGGCTTGTTGAAATCATTCTTGTCAAGCTATCTTCATTTTCGCTGGTATCTTTGGTAATATCCTTTATATGTGTTCCATCGTCTAATATTACTTCATAATCCCCACTACCCTGTTTTATTATTTTACCGGAACTACATTTTTTATCATACTTACCATTCTCAGCACAAAATAATTCATATGGTTTATCATCAACAAATCCGATAAAAACAATGTATTCAAAATATCTAACTTTATCTAATTTTTTTGAAACTTTCGTATGATATACTTCGCACTTTACTTCTTTAGGACGCTTCGGGGCTTCTCTATTACAATCATCTTTTTTGACAAGCACACCTGACCTACAACCATCACGATAAACAGTAATCCCTTTCAATCCTTCTTTCCAAGCACTTTCATAGATTTTAGCAACAACATCAACAGAAACATCTTTCGGAAGATTTATTGTGGAAGAAATGGAATGGCAAATGTGTTTCTGTATGGTTCCCTGAAGTTTGACTCGGTTGATCCAGTTGATGTCATTCGCATATGATTTGTACCAAGGAGATTTTTCAATATTTGTTTCTCCGGTAACTTCCATCCACTGCTTAACTCTGTTGTGGAAAACTTGAAACTCTTGCCATCTGTCACCGTTTTGGTCAATAAAGTCGGCTCTTTCTTTTGCGTCATTATTCTTCTTTCTTCTTGTATAACCAATTTCAAACAATGGCTCAATACCAGAAGAAACACCGGCTTCAATAGAAATACTGCCAGTTGGAGGAACTGTCAAGATTGAAATATTCCTTCTACCATACTTCTTCATATCCTTGTAAAGCTGCTCATCCTCTTTGGCAATTCTCTTGATAAATGGATGATTTTCTTCTTTTTTATAATCATAACATAAAAAAGGAGTCAATTCTTTTGCCATATCAACTGATGAGCGATATGCCGCCAACTTGATGGCTTTTGATATTCTATCAGCCTTTCTGATAGACTCTTCATCACCATATTTCATACCAAGAGCGGCAAATACGTCTGCCAATCCCATAAATCCCAAACCTGTTCTGCGACCCTCGTCGTTGTTCTTCTTGATGGTTTCCCAAAGCTCAATTTCGTCTCTTTTGATCTTCATTGGTTCGGGGTCTTTCTTTACTTTGTCAATAATCTTTTGAATCTTTTCTGACTCAAGATCAACTAAATCATCCATCAATCGTTGAGCTATGATAGTTATTTCGTGAAGTTTTTCATAGTTGAACTTAGACTTGCTCGTAAAGGGGTTGTCTACAAATGAGAACAAGTTCAAAGATATTAACCTACAACTATCAAGAACGCTAAGATTCAACTCGCTACAAGGATTACAACCTTTGCTTGCAAACTCCTCATAAGCATCAGCAGGAGTTTCTTCAGTAATATTATCCCACATAAGTAATCCTGGTTCGGCTCTTAAATGGGCTGACTTGATGATAACATCCCAAACATCCCTTGCTTTTACCATCTTGGAAACTATTGGCTTAATCCCTTGTTCCTTATAATCAACAGGGAATCTAATTTCATAATCAGTATCTTTCTCAACGGATGTCATAAACTCATTGGAAAGCTTAATTGAAATATTAAGCCCAGTTACTTTCTTATCATCATTCTTGACTGTGGCAAAATCCAAAATCTGTGGGTGGTGAACAGAAAGAATGGCTATACCGGCTCCCCTTCTTCCTTCTTGACCAACTTCTCTGATTGTATTGGAATATCTCTCTAAAAAAGGTATTATGCCGGTGGATGTTCTGGCAGCGTTATTGGTCTTAGTACCTTTTGGCCTCAATTTGTCCAAAGAAACACCTACTCCACCTCTACGTTTGCAAATATTGACGAACTGTTCATCAACCTTGAGAATTGCGGAATAACTGTCTTCCGGAATCTCACAAAAGAAGCAATTAGAGAGGCTGATAGTTTGTGTATCATTTCCGATACCGAAAAGAGGGCTTCCAGCCGGAACTATGAATTTGAAGTGATCTAATAGATCAAAAATCTGATCTTCGGTAAGTGGTTTCTTGAATTTATCTTTTTCTATTCTTGCGAATTCTTTCGCAATTCTTCTGAACATCATTGTGGGACTATTTTCTAAAAAATTTCCTTCTCTGTCTTTCAAAGCATATTTGTCAATAAAAACGCTGGTTGCTAACTCGTCACCATTAAAATATTCTAATGTCTTTTGGTAAACTTCTTCATACTTGTACTGGTTCATACCACTTCTCCTTATTTATTAAAAATTTCATTTTCGGTTATGACTTTGAATTCCATTTCTTTTTTATTACAGTAATCTTTTGCGGCCTCCCATTTACATTGATTTCTTACGAATTGATGGGCTTCATATATGTATCTCTTATATGCTTTCTTGTTGTTAATTTTCGGTTGTTTTGGCGGAACTGTTTGATTTGCCGGTTTTACTTCAACAACATATTTTTTGATTTGTTCGTTTTTATTTATTTCTACATAAAAATCAGGATAGTAACGATGAATTTTTTTATCTATAACACTGAAATATTCTATTTCAAGGCATTCATATCCCCACTTAATAACACTATCATTATGATCTAAAAAATAACAAAATCTAGCTTCCCACGAACTTCTGTATTTTGGATTTGAACCACCAATATATTTTTCTTTATTTTCTACAACGTATTCACCTTGATAGGCATTGCTGATTGGCATATCATTGACGATATGCCAAAAAGCATATCGCTCCTTATTTTAATGATTTGATTAGAGGCCCGATATTTTGCCACTCTTCCATCATTCTATTCAATCTATTTTTGGAGAAAAAATTCATTATCTTTGAGCTTTCAATGGCCTTTATCGGGTATGTACAATAGGTATTTATTATACCATCACTCAAATCTTTCGGAATAAAATCAAAATCAATAAGTTCACGATTTCTGATATAATTTTTCTTATATTCTTCGTTGCCTTTTTCATTAAGAAATTCATCTAATCCATTTTTTAAAATACCTTCAGCCGTAGCAGGACCAGTTTTTGGTTTGATTGCCGGTATAGCGTCACTCTTATCACCTGTTAGAATTTTCAGTTCAAGCTCTTTTTTAGGATTTATACAACTAACTATTTTATTTTTGGTTGGGTCAAATTGCTGATTATTTTTTTCTGTCAATAGTTGGTGCAAATCTTTATCAGTTGATATAATCATATTTTGATTTGATTTAAAAGACTCCCTACAAAGAACTGCTATAATATCATCGGCTTCTGCTCTTGGATAATCAATGACATGAATTGTTGAAAAAGCATCCTTAATTTCATTTTTGAATTGTTCAAAGATTGGGAAGAATTTTTCAAAATCAACTGCGGCTTTTTCTCTGGCATCTTTACGATTTGATTTATATTGTGAATAAATCTGATAACGCCAACTTCCCTTGGTATCAAAAGCCAAAATAACTTTACTTGGATTGAACTTTGATATTGTGTTGAAAAGGCTATTCATAAACAAATGGCGCCAAAAGAAAAACTTCTCGTTATCTTCAGGATTTGAAAAAATTGCGGAGAACAAAGTCCGGTAGGCCATATTATGCGCGTCAAATAAAAGAACATTGTTTGATTGATATTCCATCTTTTCTTGGTCTTCAACAGAGAATAACTCTGATAGTGAACTTTTAATCATCCGAGAACTCCTTTTTGAAGGTTTTAACTATTATAACATTTTCATATTCAATTTACAATGTATTTTTTCCAATGGGTTTTACTTTGACTGCAATATAAAGTTTTCAACTAAAATATTTTCGGGATGTGATTTAGTACAACGATTAAATACTTTAATTTGATGTTCTAATAAATCTTGCGTTTTTATTATTCCTTTTCGTATTTTTAATTCCATTAGTAATAAAGAAGTTATATGATAAGCATCAATAATATCTTCATTGATATTTTCTATGGGTATAATACCGTTATAATGTTTTTTCATTAACTCTTTATCAGCATTTCCTAAACCAGTTATATACATTTTAATTGAAGTTGGATCATATATTCGTAGCGGTATTTTATTTTCCCATATTCTTTTTTTTAATTCA